AATGCCTCTACCAGTTATGACATCAAAACGTCAGGCACGGAAGAGGATGTAATTGATATTAAAGAGATTGTTTATAACATCTCTCCCACTGAGACCCCATTCGTCAACAGTGTAGGGACCAGAAATGTGTCCAACACCGTCTTTGAGTGGATCACAGAAGAACTGAGTGCAACCAGCACAACAACCGACCTGGAAGGTGATGCGATCAGTGCTGCTGCGGCAAGCCTGACCACCCGAAACAGCAACGTCTGCCAAATCATGTCGAGGGCAGTTGCTGTGACTGGAACCCAGTCTGCGATCAAGCTGTACGGCAAGACGAGCCAGATGGCCCATCAGATGGCAAGACGCACCAAAGAATTGAAACGTTCTGTGGAAGCGGCACTGTTGAGCAACCAGGCCAAGGCAACAGGTAACTCAACGACTGCGCGAACCTCCGCCATGATTGGTGCTTGGCTAAAGACCAACACCAGCTTTGACGTAACTACAGGTGCTGGTTTAACACCAGGAGCAGATCCCGTGACAGTTGGATCAACAGCCCGAACAGACTCGTCCACACAACGAGCATTGACTGCACCACTGATCAATACCGTGATGCAGTCCTGCTACACCGAGGGTGGCGAGCCAGATCGACTGATGGTCGGCCCATTTAACAAGACCGTCGTTTCAACATTGACCGGACGATCTATCGCACGGGAGATGATTGATTCCAATACGGCTGGATCAAACGTAACCGTGTTTGCTACAGATTTTGGAGACCTCCAGGTGATGCCAAATCGCTTCCAGCGAGAGCGGGACGCATTTCTCATATCGCCCGAATATGCGAAGGTTTCCTACTTGAGAAATTTCCAGGTAAGTACCCTCGGAAAGACCAGTGACGCGGAGACCAAGCACCTGGTGGTCGAGATGGGTCTGGAGATGACTCAGGAAGCGGCACACGGTGGGATCTTTGATCTGACCACTTCCTAATCCTTAATAAAACTGCAGGTTGGAATTATGTTGACCAAACAGATCCTTGATCATACGGGACATGTAATGAGTGAGTTCTATGTTGATGAAGTAGACTCGCGCAACCTGCAGATTCACCACCTTGTCACGCAAGACATCGAGCCAACATTGAAGTTAGCAAAGGTCCTGCGTGACAACCAGCACCTTGATAATTTTGCCAACAAACAATCCGGCTGGAAACGAGTTGCCGAGATCCCCAGAGTTCTCTACGACCAACTCGCACAGCAGGGAATCACCAGGGACAAGAAAAAATTTAGAGCATGGTTGAATGACTATGCAAACAAACCCTTCAGGGTCTGGGAGGGTCATCTATGACCTTTGATGAACTGAAATCCAACATCGCAGACTGGCTCAATCGAACAGATCTGACGAGTGTGATCCCTACATTTATCACACTTGCCGAGGCACGACTGAACCGACAGCTCAGGACGACTAATCAGTACACCCGTGCAACCGTCACCAGTTCAGATCAGTATTTGTCCATGCCTGATGATTTCTTGGAAATGAGGCACATCCGCATGACCTCCCCCAAAGAGCGGGACCTCGTCGAAATTGCAGCTCACAATATCAACGAATATACCGACACCAATTTCCTTGCCTCTCTTTCCGATGCCTACCCCAGATATTTTGTCTATGGGCAATCCTTGCGGATCATCCCCACACCTGCCGAGTCGATCACTTACGAACTGCTCTACTATGCCAAGGTTCCAGCACTAAGCACCTCAAACACCAGCAACTGGGTTTCGACCAGTCACCCCGATGCTTATCTCTACTACAGTCTGCTTCAGGCAGCACCATACCTTGGAGAGGATGAGAGGATTGCGATCTGGTCGCAGCAGGCTGAACGTGCAGTAGCAGAGATCCAAGCAAGTGATGACAGAAGGAGAGTGAAGGGGTCACGGCACAGTCTTAATTTTGAGGCCATGTCATGAGTTACCTCCGTTTTGGGTTGGGGAACTTTGGGATCGGTCCCTTTGTCAGAGGAGCAACCTATGCGAACCAACCAGAGGGGGCACTGGGGGATTGGGCAAAACAAACGGATCTAACTGCAGAAAGTTGGACAGCAGGTACGGATACCACCATAGAATCTTGGACCACACAGACCGATAGCATTGCAGAAACTTGGATAAAAAGATCCGACACAACTGCCGAATCTTGGACCGTGTTTACACAGGTTTAGATGCCAACAACGACAAATTACAGCATCACACTCCCAACGGTAGGAGGAGACAAAAACACTTGGGGTTCTGTGTTGAATGATGCTTTCCAAAGTCTCGAGACAGAAGTCTACAATGTCGATACGACTCTGGGAGATGTCAGTGACTCGGTCACTCCCTCGCTAGCATACAACCTGACCCAGGCATCCACCAATGCCAGCACTGCGAAAACGAACAGTGAAACTGCAGAATCCGTTGCAAACAAACTGGTCAACACAACTTTAACGAATTTAACCAGTCGGGTCTCCACTTTAGAAACCACGGTTGGAGCAGTCGGAACAACCGGATCTGTGGCAGATGATGCCAGGACCGCGAAAACCAATGCAGCATCTGCACTTTCAACAGCACAGTCTGCGCTTACCTATGCCCAAACTAACTGATGCCGTTTAATTCATCAATTTACACAGACCTAGAACTGCCGAGTCTGAACCAAGATGCCAGCACCTACGGCACAATCATCAACACCTATTTCCAGGGGTTGGAGAATAAACTGAAGGCGATCAGTGACCGGGTGAATGCTGCAGGAGTGGGGGATAGTTCGACTTTGGCCCAGATTAATTCAGACATCGCAGAGGTGAACAGCAACATCTCAGGGATTTTGCCAGATCCGTATTCGGGCAACTACACCACTTTATCCTCGTGGCCTAGCTACAACACAGAATTAACAGCCTTGGGACTCTCTCCTCCAGAAACTGCCAGTGAGATCGAATCATTTTTTGGAGGCTCTGCCATCACAAGTTTCGTTGGTTTTCTCGATGGCAAACTCGACGCTATCAACGCTATCCTCGACCAAGTCGATCTGGACATCGCTGCGAGTGAGGTCGATGTCTGCAAAGCGAACATTTATAGTGCTGCCGTAACCAATCCATCTGCTATCACTTACCGAACAGTCAGCACTGGCTTTATTTATGTACGCATTGAACAAGCTGGGGTTGTCTCTCCATTTTCCTTGGACACCATTTACCAAATTGATAGTTCATCCAATTTCGCAAATTTAACCTACACGATAGATGATGTTTATAATCAATATTTGATTGCAACAACAATTAATCCCGTAATGGTTAATAACGTGGGATTAACTAGTCCGACATCTGGATTTTTTAGGTTGCAGAATACTGCGTCGTGGGGGAACTACTACGGAGACTACTGGTTACCGAGTTCAAACACGTCCAATCAACCGGACGGAACGATTGTTGCGGATACAGGCAGTAATAATGCTTACATATCATACGCAGTAATTGAGGTTGTTCCAGCAACACCAGATGTCTCAGGGTGTGGATAATGGCAACTTCAACGACCAACTACAGTTTTTCTCTCCCTGAAGTCGGTGGAGATACTGACCAGTGGGGGAGCCAACTAAATGCCAACTGGACCCTGGCAGATTCTACCCTCAAGACAATTGAAGACTCAGTCGTAGATGTGACCTTAACCGGAAATGACTATCTGACTATTTCCGGTCAGGCGATCACCGTTGGGAATGTAGATCTCACAACAGACGTGACCGGAACTCTACCCGTTGGATCTGGGGGAACTGGACTGGCAGCACTAGGATCTGCGAATCAGGTACTAGGGGTCAACTCAGGCGGAACTGCCCTGGAGTTCCAAACACTCAGCACTGGAGGGACCGTCACCAGTGTTACCGTCACTGGTTCAGATGGAATCGAGATCGACTCTGGGTCTCCCGTGACCACGTCTGGAACGATTGCACTTGGAATCAATTCAACCACCCTCTCCACACATCTGGGGTTGGGATCTCTTGCCACACAGTCCACGATTACGGAATCGCAGATCAGCGATCTTGGTTCGTACATCACAGCATCCAGTACAGACACCCTGACGAACAAGTCTGGCAACATCAGTCAGTGGACAAACGATGCAGGCTATCTCACAGCAGAAACAAATGATCTTAGTAGTGTCTCAGGCACACTCGCAATAGCAAATGGTGGGACTGGGCAGACGACTGCAGCAACCGCCAGGGTGGCACTGTTGCCCACACTGGCAACGAACGGATCTAAGTTGGTTGCAGTCAACTCTGGTGCGACAGACATCGAATACATTGCAACAAGTACCCTCTCAATTACGGAATCCCAGATTTCGGATCTGCAGTCCTACCTGACTGCCGAGAGTAATGATCTTAGTAGTGTTGTCACCTGGGCCAATGTCCCAGACGCAAACATCACCGAATCATCAGTCACTCAACATCAGGCAGCACTGAGCATAACAGAGAGTCAGATTTCAGACCTCCAGACCTACTTAACTGCCTCCTCTACTGCCACACTGACAAACAAATCAGGAAACATCTCTCAGTGGACCAATGATTCTGGATACCTCACCGCAGAGACAAACAATCTCAGCACGGTTTCTGGGACCCTTGGAACGGCAAACGGAGGTACTGGACTGACTACGATTGGAACTGCAGGGCAAGTGCTAAAGGTCAACAGTGGTGCGACTGCTTTAGAGTTTGCTGATGAGTCAGGAGGTGGTGGCTCTGGAAGTTCCTACATCGAACACAGTAGCACAGTTTCAGACTCGCTAGCGATTAGTGCTGGCACTAATAGAATGTATATTGGCAACACAACCTTTTCGGGTAGCGGAACGATGGCAGGTTACTTAGTCATCAGTCACGGATACGCTAATTTTACTGGGACCGTAAATGTCGACACAACAGGCACTCTTAACGTAGTGAGTTAAATATGGCAGGCGAAATTCAACTAAACAGTGTAACACTGGCTACGGAATCCGGTGGTCTAATCAGCTTTGGAAGTTCGGTTCAGGCCGTTCCGCCTACAATCCCAAACTGGTATCTTGCAGAACAGCAAATCACAGGGGGAAATGATGTCAGTGCTGGATTTTATGCTGGATCTACAGATGCAACAGAAAGAAGAACTGTTAATATTCCAGCGATGCAACTACGAATCAACGCCACTGTTTACACACTTGCTACGGCAACCACACTTGATGCGGATACAACAGGTTCTTGGGCGAGTAACGAAACTACCAAAGCAACAGCATCAAACCGCAATGGTGAGGATGTGTATGTGTATGCAGTAGAGCCTAGTTCGGGAACCACTCCAAATTTTTGCTTAAGCTCCAATTCTACCTATCCTGATGGAACCGTTGGAGGTGTGACAGTCAGTGCCACAAACTCTCGCAAAATTGGAGGCTTCCACTGTTTATGCGTTGATGTTGGGACGATTAGTGGGCATTCCCTAACAGGTTATCTGGATGGGGATATTTTGCCACGAAGCGTCTGGACACAAGCCTCTCATCGTCCAACGGCAAATCCAGAGGGAATGGTGTATGTAGGAAACAAATTGTGGGCGGATATTTACTTAGCCAGCAATACGACAACACTGGAAAGCAGTTACGGTGGCACTATTGTGGATGGGGCAAGCAACCCAGATTATCACTGGTATAATTTTGTAGAGAGATTTGCGGAAATTGAAAAACGACTTCCTACACAAGCCGAGTTTATGGCTCTAGCGATTGGCAGTAATGAAGAAACCAACATCAGCGGATCAGCAGACCCTGGAACGACTGGGGGTCATAGTGACACAGCTAGTCGTAGAATGATCTCTAATGTCGGGTGTGAAGACTGTGCAGGGGCAATGTGGCAATGGGCGAATGAGACAGGATCTGACGGAGCAGCAGCTAGTTGGGCAGTTCAGGACACTGCCAGCGATGGAACGACATACGATGGAGCTAATGCTATCGGTCGGGGTCAGGGATACGCAGTGCCAAATCGCGGGCGCTTTGGCGGCAGTTGGAGCGATGGCGCGAAGTGCGGGTCGCGTGGTGTCGTTTGGGCTGATTCGCCTTTGAATCTCTTCGACTACTTCGGGTCGCGCGGAGTAAGTGGGAGTCTGTACTAATTTTAAAAGTCCCTCTGGGAGGGTGAGGCAGTACCGTTGTTACAGCACGGGATCTTTGGCAGCAATTGGAACAATGGCACGAAATGCAGGTCACGTAGTGTCAATTGGAATAATTCACCTTTGAATCTCAACGACAACATCGGGTCACGCAGAGACAGTGAGAGGGCCACAACACCACTGGCTGGCTGGCTCACCTTGGCTTTTGCCAAAATACACAACGGTGGGAGAGGTGTTTGGTAGTGAGAGCGAAGGACATCTCTCTAAAAAATGAAACGTCACGGAAATCTTTTTGAGCAGATTGTATCTGCTGACAATTTAAATCTTGCCTATCGTAACGCAAGAAAAGGTAAGTCTTGGCAGCGAGTAGTCCAAGAATTTGACAATCGTAGCGAAGTAGGATTGGCGGAAATCCGCAAGCAATTAGTAGATGGTAAGTACCAGACCAGCCAATACCGTATAAAAGAGATTCTAAAACCAAAACGCAGAATAATCTATGTGCTTCCATTTGCTCCTGACAGAATCGTCCAACACGCTATTGTCCAGATCCTTGAGCCAATCTGGGACAGGGTTTTATTAGCGCAAAGTTTTGCTTGTCGTAAACAATTAGGACTTCACCGAGCCAGCAACTATGCTCAGAGCTGTGTGCAAAAATATAAATACTGTTTGCAAATGGATATTCGGAAGTTTTATCCGAGTGTTGACCATCAGATTTTATTTTCTGTTGTTCAGCAAAAGATAAAATGCAAACGCACTTTAATGCTAATTAAAGAAATCATCAGTAGTGCCGAAGGCTGCCCAATAGGGAATTACACAAGCCAATGGTTTGGTAATTTATACTTAAATGAATTAGACCAATACTTAAAACACAAATATAGAATCAAAGGATATTGCCGTTACGTTGATGATTTTTTAATATTTGGCGATAGCAAGGAATGGCTGCAGTTTGTTCGTGTAAATATTGTAGATTTTTTAAAGAGATCATTAAAACTGGAAATTAGCAGGTGGTCGCTAAAGCCTGTCGAGACAGGCGTTGATTTTGTTGGTTATCGCCATTTCCCTACAAAGAAACTGTTACGAAAATCAACAGCAAAACAAATGATTCAAAGGATCAGTGAGCTCAAAAAGAACTGGCCTGCTTGTAGTAGCATTCGATTTCGTTCAACACTAGCATCGTATGAAGGTTGGGCAAGTTGGGCAAACACTTATCATTTATTGCAAACCCTAGAAATCACTAAACTAAAGGAGATTATCGGTATGCGAGGCATCCCCAAACACCTAAACACTAAATTCGATTACGAATACATTAAAAATCAAAACCTGTCCGGTTGGCAAACTCAGTACCAAGCATTACTAGATAACAGGCTAAACTGGTTCAAAACAGCAGACTTATCCCCAGAAGATGCAGGGATTACAGATGATACGCACCGAGCCAGAACCGAAACGGATCTGGATGGTGTTACCATCAAATATCAACAAGAACTGCAAGAAGATCCAAACTGTAAACTATTCCGTTTAGGTTTTACGCAAGCTGAAGTCGAGTCAGCTTTAACCAACTAACAAGGCCGAGCATATGCCAGAGAACTTTGTAGCAGTATTAACAGATTTAGGTGGAACGATGGCCTCTCTGGCCTTTGCAGGGTATCTCATTGTGTATCTGCTCAAAGGGTTCGCAGAAGAGAGAAAAATCCATTTAGACAA